TCAATCACTGAGGCAGCCGGCCACGGTATTTACTCCGTATAGTACGATACGACCATTTATCTCTGGGTTTCCTGAGTGGGTTAATGAGGAAGACCAGGAGAGATTGGCTTCGTATGACCTGTATGACCAGATGTACTGGACGCATGCTGAGGCTTATAAACTTGCTCAGCGGGGAGATAATGACCGCCCCATCTTTATCCCTAACCCTCGTAAGGTAGTAGATACTACTGCGTATTACCTGCTCAAGGGATTAGAGATTAAGGGTGAGAAGGATGACCCGGAAAGTCCGTTCGGTCAGTTTCTCAAGGCATTTCTTAAGCGGGAGAAATTTTACTCTCGGTTCGACGTCGCTAAGCACTCAGGGGTAACTAAGGGAGACTATGTCTTCCACATCACTGCCGATCCCACACAACCTGAGGGTTCTAGGATATCTCTAACCTCAGTCGACCCAGGGTCATACTTTCCTATCATGGATGAGGATGACCTAGATAAGAGGAGCGGGGTTCGGTTAGTTGAGCAGTGGGATGATGAGACCGACTTCTCAGTAACTAAGGTCAAGATTCTTGACTACAGAGTCTTGATAATTGCTGGGAAGCGGAGAATTGCTAGAGAAGAGTCTATATGGAAGATGGAAGGGTGGGATCACCCTGAGAAGGCGGTTCTTCTTAAGACTCTTATACCGTATAGCCTGTTGCCAGAGAATATCACACAGATTCCTGTCTATGCCTTCAAGAATCAGGACTGGCAAGGTCAACCCTTTGGTAGCTCTGAGCTCAGGGGCTTTGAGAGGCTATTTCAGGGAGTCAACCAGGCTATCTCAGATACTGAGCTTGCTCTGGAGCTCGAGGGCCTTGGGGTTTATGCTACGGACGGGGGTCGGCCTACTAACGCTGCTGGGGAAGACGAAGACTGGGTAATTGCCCCGGGTGTGGTATTGGAGGTGCCCGGCGCTACCATGTTCAAGAGGGTGGAGGGCATTAAGTCCATCCAGCCTAACATCGACTTCATCGAGTTTCTCCAGGACTCTCTATACGAGGCTTCTGGTACTTCTCAGGTAGCTATGGGCAAGGTTGATGTCAATGTCGCAGAGTCCGGTATTGCCTTGGCGATTCAGTTTATACCTACCTTGGCTAAGGTGGAGCAACGGGATAGAACTGCTCTAGATATACTCAGCAATCTGTGGTTTGACCTTATGTTCTGGGTCAAGGAGTTTGAGCAGCAAGATTTTACCACACAGGTAATTGTTCCTACGCTGGGTGATAAGTTACCTCTAAACCGCCCTAAGAAGATGGAAGAGCTAAATAACATGCTCGACCGAGCGGTCATCTCTAAGACTTACTATCGTCAAGAGATGGAGAAGCTAGGATACAGCTTCCCCAAGGATATTGAGACGCAGATTCTCGAGGAGCAGAAAAAGGCCACTGAGGCTAAGACACCTCCTCAACTTCTAGGTGCTAATGGCGCTCCCTTGGGAGTTCCTGGCCCTGGTGGACGACTACAAGGAAAGGGGGATACTTTACCTCCTCCTCCTAGTACGTCCAACAACAAAGCAAAGGTCAATGAGTCCAAGGGTACGGAGATCGTATCCGGGAAGAAATAGGAGCCAACGTGATGTTAGCCCGTAAGGGAACACCTGAGTGGATGACCAAGATTGCTTCTCTGAAGCTTTCAGAAGCTAAAGAGGAGTCGGAAGAAGAAGAGGAGGAGTCTGAGGAAGAATCTGAAGACGAATCCGAGGAAGAAGAAGATAAGTCCGAGGAAGAGAAGCCAGATGTAAGTGGCTTGAAGTCAGCTCTTCGTAAGGAACGCAAGGCTCGTCGTGACCATGAAAAAGAACTTAAGGCTCTTCGGAAGTTTAAGGAGGACCTTGATGGGAAGAAAAAGACTGAGACTGAGACAGCTCAGCAGGAGCGAGACAAGGAGAAGCAGAAGAGCGATAAGCTAGCTTCAAAGCTCCAGCAACAAGCAGTCGACTTTGCCATCTCTAAGATTGCTCGTAAGATGAAGTTTCAAGACGAGGAAGATGCAATTCTACTCGTCAGGAGAAATGACATCGAGGTAGAGCAAGATGAGGACGACCCAGGTGAGATTACGGTTGATGAGGAATCTGTAGAAGAAGCCGTGAAGGATCTTCTGAAAAGAAAACCTCACCTCATTAGGGAAGAGAAAGAAGACGAAGATGAAGAGGACCAAGAGTCAACTGGTTCTAAGTTCGGAGGAAAGAAAAAGGATCGAACTGGGATGAGTGAGGAGAAGTTGCGTAATAAGTACAATATGCCTCACTCTATCTCACATACGTAGGAAGGGAGGCGAGTCACATCGCCAGATTTGACAAGGTAGAACCCAAAGGTGGTGCATCTAGAGGTACTCTAGCTGCCGCCATCACGGGCCAAGCCGCACCTCGGGGTGTGGGCGCGGATGTCAATGGTCGTCTAGTGGTTGGTGCCGGGGTTACCGGTATTATCGGGGTTATTTGCTTGCCGGCAGACAAAGCGGCAGGAGACCGAGTGGACTTTATGCGAGATGGTGAAATTGTAGAGTTTGCCGGAGTTGCTGGTACACTTTACACTGCTAACACAGTTACTGGAGTTATTTCAGCTACAGTAGCTGGTGTTACACAGATCGCCATTGGGTACACACTGGAAGCCACTAGACTGATCGTGAGACTATAATGCCGGGCGAATTGCTCTTGAGTCGGCATGAGCCGCAGTCGATGGTTGAGTTTATCCCTCTAGAAGTCATTGCCGGTATCAATGGTTCTGATCGAGGTGTTAACGAGCGGGCTGATGTTGTTATTCAGACTGCCGATGGCGCTGACATCAACTCTATGTGGAGAGAGTTTCTTCGGGTTATTGCTCTTCACAACCGTGAACGTGATCCTCTTGTCAATCTACTGACGTACAACGTCAATCAGATTGTTGAGCAGGTTCGGTACCCAGTAGATGAGGACTTTGAAGAGGCTACGGAGTTCGGTGAGCCTAAGGGAATTAGGCTTGGCCCTGCATTCAACCTCGGATTCGACTTCCGTTGGTGGGACTTGGCCATCCGGTACACCTGGCTATTCTTGATTGAGTCCACACGGGCTCAGGTTGAAGCTCTTACTGGGCAAGCTCTGGAGGCTGACAACCGGCTAGTCTTTACCAGGGTTCTCAAGCAGGTCTTCAACTCTACCACCAAGGTAGCGACGATCAACAACCAGCCGGTCAACGTTTTCCCATTTTACAATGGGGACACTACGGTTCCGCCTAAGTACAAGAATACAACTCATACCTCGGGACATAACCATTACATTGTCTCGGGAGCAGCGACTGTAGACCCTGGTGACTTGCAGGAGATGGAAGATCATCTTTATCACCACGGGTATACTTTGAACCGAGGAAATCGTCTTATCTTGCTGGTTAACCGGCAGGAAGGGGCAACCATTCGGACGTTCAAGGTTAATGTGGCTGGTGCTAAGTATGACTTCATTCCATCTGCTGGTTTTGGTGGTGGAGTTATCATCCAGCTAGGTCAGATTGTTGCTAGACCGAGCACTGACGTCAATGGGCTTGTCTCTATCGGAACCTATGGTCCTTTCAATGTCGTAGAAGAGGACTACATTCCGGCAGGTTACATGCTAGCCTTTGCCACCGGTGGAGAAAACAATGCCACTAACCCGGTGGGTCTTAGGGAGCATGACCAGGCAAGTGCACGAGGGCTTAGGCTCATTAAGGGTGCTGACCCGGACTACCCATTGACTGACTCTTTCTACCAGCATGGACTGGGAACTGGAGTTAGGCATCGTGGTGCTGGTGTGGTATTCCAGATTAAAGCTTCGGGAGTCTACGATATCCCGGCTGCTTACCTGTAAACTTTTCGGGTGAGAGTCGACTACCTGCCTGGTCGACTCTCACCTGATCCATCGTTTAGAAAGGACCTAAGTGAGCAGAGAAATTGATGTTACTGGCAAACTGTCCAAAGACGACATCATGTACCTTCAGAATAGGGGTCGTCTTCCCGAGGGTATTAAGCCCATAGATATGGATCAGACTCATATTCCACTGTCAGACATCCCCCACACCGGTGATGCCAATACAGCCGGTCTTACGACAGCTCAGCTTGAGGAGATGCTCAAGGAGCGTCGTAAGGAGGAAGCAGAATCCCTTAAGGCTGGTAGAGCAGCTGAACGGAAGTCTGCACAGGAGGAAGGTGTTAAGTCCTCAGGTGATGAGGATGACGACGAGGATGACGAGGATGACGAGGATGACGATGAGGAGGAAACTCCTCGTAAGGCTCAGGCAGTTAAGAAGGTAGCCGCAAGGGCCTAAGGTTGGAGAGGAAGTCATGGCCATAACTAACATAGATAGGCTTAGGCAGCTTTTAGGTGAGAATATCCCCGAGGGCGGTACTGAGGATGATACTATGTTCTCAGACGAGCAAATTGAGGATTTTCTTAACCAAGGTAATAGTGACATAGATGCCTCAGCCTACTATGGGTGGAAGGCCAAGATGGCTGAGCTCGCTAACCTTGTTAATGTAACTGAAGGTAACTCTTCCCGGGAGATGGGGGAATTGCACAAAGCTGCTAAGCGTATGACAGATATGTATGCTGGCTTTGCCCCCACTTCCGGTAGGGGTCGTGTTAAGGTAGGTAGAATTCGTCGTAGAGGTAGAGGCGAAGTATGGCCCCTCTAAATGAGACTGCGTGGCATAGACGTCAGATACAAGCTTTTGTTAAAGCTGAGCCTGTCATGCTTACCTTAAACAGGCCAGTGAAGGTTGTAACTGCCGCTGGTGGAGTGGTTAACGGTACTATAGATGAGGTTATCCAACCTCAGCTCTTTCGGATTGTGCCATTCAAGAATAGGCTAGTTCAAGAGTTTGGCTTTGATAGGGCTGGAGATGACCTTAACTTAGCTGAACGAGTCATCACCGGCTCGTATACTTCTGATGTCAAGAAGGGAGATTATTTTATCTGGGAAGGTTACAGATATGAAGTTCTCTTTGTTTCTTCTAGGCAGCTTTACCGGGTTGCTGCAGCAGTTAGGATCACTGGGCCTGTAGAGGCTACCTAATGGCTGACGTTCGTAGACGCGGCATTGTTAGTGGTGGTAGGAATACGATAGTCTTCAATGAGGGGACTCTCATACGAGGCATCAGCTGGTTCCACGATCACATGACCGAGGAACTTCGGCAAATTCTGGAAGATTTTGCTGTTGAGGTTGAAGCTTACATGAAGGCTAATGCTGTTTGGGAAGATAGAACCGGTGATGCTAGAGGAGGACTTCAAGCTCAAACCTATGAGCGTGGGAAGGTTCTGGGACTAGAACTTTCTCATGGGGTTGATTATGGTATCTGGTTGGAGATTAGGTTCGGTGGAGAATATGCCATCATTATCCCAACATTAGAGGTGATGGGTCCAGAGATGATGGCTAGAGTATCGGAGGTCTTCAATCGTCTTCCATAAGGAGTTACCTTGAGAGCTTGGCTTTATCAAAGCCTCATTAACCACGCCCCACTGACGGCTTTAGTAGGCGACAGAATCTATCAAACTAGCCGTATTACCAAAGTACCGGATCAGAAGCCTTACATAATCTACCGTATGGGGCTTATGAATGCCGAGCTTAGTACTGAGGAACAAATTGCTGCTACCACACCCATACAGATCTTTGCCTACGATGATCCTGGAGACTACCTTCGCAGTGAGGCTATTCTAGCCGTAGTTAAGGCCTTGCTACTCCAGAAGCCTCCGGCAATAGCCAATGCTAAGTTTATTGCTTGTAGGTGGCTCGAAGATAGCGAAGATCTGCCTGAGGATCCGGTCAGCAAGGTCATAGGAAAGTTCAGTCGTTTAGAGCTAGTTCACAGAATCCCTTGAGAATAAGGAGAAGGTATGCCGAATGTCAAGCATGAGTATGCTGGTAGTCCAAATCGGAGGATAATTACTGCCGCCGACTTTCGCAGCGTGGGTGTGGAAGATCAGGTTAGGTCGGAATGGCTCCCAGAAAACGACCACATTGTTCAAGTTAGTCAAGCTGCGGCTGACTATTTGCTACAGCATGAAACTGGTTTTTCTATCACTGACGAAACTCCGCGTGGGGCTATTTCAGATACGCCTGAGGAGGGTGAGGGGACTTCAGAATCGGGTGATGACGCAAATACGTCAACGCGCACTTCTCGAGCTTCTAGGAGCGCTAGGGCAGGCGGTTAACAAAAAATGGAATTACGTTGTTCAGGACACAAACTTTTCGGAGTTTTAGTGGACAACGTAATAGAGTTTCGGTGTCAGAGTAAGGGTTGCAAGATACCTGGCACCGTAGTCATACATAAGTTCAGCGCAGAAACAGGGAAGTTGTTAGAAACCCAGGTATTTAGAGACCCACAGAGAGGAAGTAAATAATGCCGATTCCCGTTCCGGTTTTGCCTTATGGGCTAAGAGATGTGAGACTTACTCCACTTGGTGCTGATGGAAGCACTCCTGGTACTGGCGTTGACTTGCCAGTGGCTAGAACTTTTAGCTTCAAGGAGACTGAGAGTTTTAGTGAGCTTCGAGGGGATGACAAGGTAGTTGCTGCCCACGGTTCTGGTCCTGTCGTCGAGTGGGACCTGGAAGCTGGCGGTCTCAGCCTCGAGGCTTACGCTGTCATGGCTGGAGGATCAGTGACTACTACTGGAGTTACACCTGTTGCTATCAAGACTTACCGTAAGACTGCTGTTCAGACTCGGCCTTACTTCAAGGTTGAGGGTCAGGCTCTTGGAGACACCGGTGGTGACCTGCACGGGCTAGTTTATAAGTGCAAGGCTGACTCCAGTCTCGAGGGTGGCTTCAGTGATGGTAACTTCCTTCTTACCAAAGGTAGCGGTAAGGGTTACCCGTCGACTGAGGCTGCTAAGACTGACTTCCTATACGACTTTATCCAAAATGAGACAGCAGCCGCTATCATCTAATTAATCCACAGAGCCCAGGAGGCCAGGATGGAACAAGTTACGTCAGCTTCAACTTGGAAGAAGAGTTCACAAGGTGAAGCAGTTCAGCTCAAAGTGCCTAGCGGTAATGTGGCACTGGTTAAAAACTTAGGTATGAGAGCGTTTATTAGTAGAGGTCTTATACCTAATACATTGTTACCGATCGTGACGGAGGCCCTTGAAAGAGGTAAGCCTCCGTCCGGTCGTGTGTTGGCAGAAGAAATTGGTAAGAAGGGCACTAAGGCTCTTGAGGATGTGTTCGACCTAGTCGATCGTGTGGTAATAGAGTGTGTTGTTGATCCGGTAGTCTCTAAGATACCCGAAGAGGATGAGACTAGAGACCCTGAGCTACTCTATGTAGATGAGGTAGATCTGGAAGATAAGATGTTTATTTTCCAGTGGGTAGTTGGAGGCACCCGAGACATCGCCAGGTTTCGTGCAGAATACCAGGCTGATGTGGACAACATACAATCTAGCGAAGACGTGGAAGACAAGGCCGTCTGAGCTGCTGTTCATTGAGGATCAGTACCAGGCTTTTTGCTTGGATGAGGCTGTTGCTTTCTTAGGTAATGGCATCATGAACATGCTGGATGAGGTGACTGGTGATCCCTCGTTTTTAGAGTTTAAACGGCAGCAGATTTTAGCTAGGGTTTTAGAAGTTTCGGAAGAAGAAGAAGCTAAGCTATATCAAACGCCCACACCGACGATAGTTAACAAATAAGAAGGGAGGTCACTTATGGGAATATTCAGCCTAGGTACAGCCGTTGGTACCATAGAGTTAGACGTTAGTCAACTTCAGCAAGCTTCATCTGCTGCTACCCAGGCTGGCTTTGTTTTAGGGGCAATAGGTAGTGCAGCTACTGCTGGGTTTGGGCAGGCTATCAGCGTAGCTGCAGACTTTGAGCAGAGTCTAGACCATGTTTCTGCCGTCACTAATGCAACCACTGAGGAACTTAATGCCATCAGCGATGCTGCTCTCCAGATGGGTGAGACTACAATCTTCTCAGCGAATGAAGCCGCTAATAGCTTTGTTGAGTTAGCTAAGGCCGGTTTCAGTGCTCAGGAAATTATCAGCGGTGTAGGAACGGCTGCGGCTCAGTTAGCTGCGGCTGGAGACTTACCACTTACTCAATCTACTGACATCCTTGCGGCAACCCTTAGGACCTTTCAGATTGATGCCAAGGATGCTGTTAAGGTAGCAGATGAACTTTCTGGTGCAGCCAACGCTTCTCTAATTAACGTAGATGACCTAGGGGTTTCACTAAGGTATGTCGGTGGAATTGCTAATGCTCTCG